GAGCGCGCGTTCGTTCCTCAAGTGCCCTTCAGGTTGGACGAGTCCAAGCAAATTGATCGCCCAACCTACGCACCTGTTGACCAATTATGCCCAGTACTTACTCAACAAGTACCGGTCGTCACTGGCAATGACTTTGCATCTCTTCTGGCCGCATTCAATAAGAGGTGCAATTTTCATTCTGATGATCGAGTTGCCCCCAGTATCGTCAAGTCGAGCTTCAAATTAGCCGACCATGTCTTCGCCCACCTGAAGGATAATGCATTTGACTGGACACAAGATATATTTGATCGTTGGGTTAACAAGTTCCCGGCGGACAAGCAATCCAGGATGCATAAAGCCCTACAAAACCTTCACAACTGTGACTTCCGCTCCATAAACACCAAAGATCTAATGGTGAAAGGAGAAGTGCTCTTAAAAAGGAACGACACAGAATGGGCGCCTCGCGTCATATACGTAGGCTCTGATGAATATAACGTCCTCTCCGGCCCTATTATGGACGAATTCAATAAGAGATTATGCGAGTCTTTGGACATGTTTTCCTCCCCTCATGTTGAGAAGGTCATTTTCGCTTACACCAAGAGTGACGTTGACATAGCCACGGGATTACAAGGCTGTGCACGTTATTTCGAGGGTGATTTTTCAAGCAATGACAAGAGCCAATTGAGGGATGTTTCGGAAATATTTGGACACTGGTTACGGCGTTGTGGAGCCCCGTCATGGTTTCTTAGATTTTATAAAGCTAACAGTAGAACCTTCACAGTTCGTTCGTACGAATATGGCGTCAGTGCCACTCTCCAAAATCAGCTCGCCACCGGAGGTACTGACACAACAGGTAGAAACACCGTACTGAACCTGTGTTTATGGCACTCTTTCTGTGAAGCAACGCGCGTTATGAAATCTAAAGTGGCTATTCTCGGCGACGACATCGCCGCAGGCGTAGATGACAAAGGCATTGATAAAGGTCGCTGGGTACAGCATTGTAGCGAAGCTGGGATGAGGCTTAAGGCCCACGAGCGACGCTTTTACTGCGACCTTACGTTTCTATCTAGGTTCTTTGTCCCGGCACAGCAGGATAGTTGTATGGTTCCTCTTATTGGAAAAGCATTGATGCGGTTCAACGCTCGGGCTAACCGTAATCAAGACATATCAGACGAACAGTACATCGCTGGGAAGTGCTTATCTTACGCCTACGAATTTCGCCACGTTGCCTACATGCGTGACAAGTTCCTCTCCCGGTTCTCATCTACCCAAGTTCCTTTTAGTGAAGTCAAGCTTATCGATTTAACCTGGTTCGCACGTCAGGGCGTCAAGAGCATTGATGACGTTTATCGCAAGATCCGTTCGGAACCTCTGGTTTTAAGTGATGATGAATTCCTCGAGGTTATTATGGCAAAATATGACGTTGGTCTCTACGACATGGACGAATTAACCGGCCGCCTCATCCTGGATGACGTTCCAGAAGTCTTCAGTGATGAGCGATACTACAA